AAATATGGCTATGACTATTCTGACATGGGGGCGCTATGGCGGGGACTCTCGAATATGTGCCACTAACGACGCTGGCCCACTGGCCGCGCAATCCAAAGGAACATGACCTCGGCGCTATCCATGAGAGCATCGAGCGTTTTGGCTTTCAAGGGGCGCTGATCCTCAACGGGGATCGTGTCGTATCGGGCAACGGGCGATTGACCGCGCTGATGCAACGCAGGACTCTGGGCAACAAAGCGCCCAAGGGTATCCGTGTTGAGGGCGATAGCTGGTTAGTGCCGGTGATACGGGGAGAGTTTGGTAGCGAGCGCGAAGCTGAGGCATTCGTTATAGCCGCCAATCAGACGACGATACTGGGCGGATGGGACGCCACGGAGCTGGCCGACATGCTGGGCGACTTTGCGGTCAACGATGATCTATCGGGCATTGGCTTTGACGGAGACGACGTTGACCGACTGGTCAAGCAGGTTGCAGAGGACTTGCGGCTGGATTATGATTTTCTAGGCGACGAAGGCCAAGAGGACGCCAGGGCTGAAGAGCAGCGCGGTTTTCCATTGGCCATTGTGTTAGCTAGGGCTGAATACGACGAATGGCAAGCGTACAAGGCCGAGACGAAAGCGCGAGACGACAAGACGGCTTTCATGGCGATGTGGAGGGCAGATGGCAGCTAGAGGTGGTCATTGGACAAGGAGCGCGGGGGGGGGCTGCGTCATTCATGGGCGACGCAACTGGCTTGCGATCTGAGGCTAGGGATAGAAAGTGGCGCCTGCACGACTATGGCGAAAACTCTCCAAGAGGGGAAAGGTTCAATATACGCAAGGGGGCCGACAGCCTTTGGGCGAGTAGCATCACAGAAGCGCGGTCTATGATGCAACGAATGGACTTGCTTTTGCGAGAAGAGGCGCGCTATCGAGCGTCACGCAGGCGATAGTGCTTGACGTTTACTGGGGCGAACTACTCATATCGCCTAACCCGCTGGAACTGAGCCTGAACAGTTGCTCGCATATGTGCAGCTACTGTTTCGCCAATCTCAACAAGGGCAAGCATACGGAGAACCCAGCCAGTGCGATGCGCCTACTTGCTGATTATGGCAACAGATCAACACTAACGGCGCAGTTGCTACAGGGCGGCTATCCGGTGGTGGTGTCGAATCGAATGGACCCGTTCTCACGGACCAACTATGAGCAGATTATCCCTATGCTCAGAGTGATGGTCGAGATGGGCATACCGATAGAGATCCAAACCAAGGGCGGTACAGGGATTGATGACGTTCTCTCGTTCCTACCGCCGAGCCTATGGTATATCTCGCTTTCGATGATAGACGATGGCATACGCAAGAAGATTGAGCCAGGCGCAACTAGTGTGCATGATCGGTTAGACCTGGTGCAAAAGTTGACCGACGCGGGCCATACGGTGGTATGGGGGTTGAACCCATACGTTCCTGAATGGTTGCCAGAGCCAGAGCGATTATTCGAGGCAATGGCAGAGCGCGGGTGCCAGGGCGTATGGCTTGAGACTCTACACCTCAACTATCGCCAGTGTAACGCAATGACCAATCGGCAAAAGGACGCGCTGACAGAGCCGATTATGAAGCGGGCGCGCAAGCGGAAAATCGAGCCTGATCTGTGGGACGCGATTATGTGGGCCTATGTGCTGGCGGATGTTTACGAGACGCCCTATTTCAGCAAAGGGCTACCATATCCGACCGACTTTGTGGACGTGATGCGCAAGCCGTATGACAAGAGCTTCCCGACGCTGCAAGATTGGGTAAATTGGTGCTATGCCAACAAGCAGGACGGCGACGCGGTGACATGCGATGAGTTTGTTTCCGTCGTGACGCAAGGCATACCACAGCGCCAGCTAAAGTTACACCACTATCTAGGCGCAACAGCGCATGACCTATGGTGGACGCACAAGATACCGCTGGACATGACATACAGCGACCTATACCGGATCATGTGGGCAGAGCCTAGAACGTCACAGTGCCCAGGCAACATGCGCTGCTTTGCGTATCAGGGCACGAAGGAACAGCCCAGGCTAGACGCTAAGGGCTTGCCGCTGATGGTGTTCGATTCGAGATGGTTTGAGACTCAGTACGCGTAGCTAGTCCGATTTTATCAAGTAGGAAGACATGGGCGCCAGCGATCATTTTAAAGCCACACAATTCATAGAGGCCATACCGGGCACCGGCGGGATCAAGAGCGCCATCGCCCGCAAAGTGGGCTGCGACTGGCATACCGTGGACAAGTACGTCAAGACGTACCCGACGGTCAAGCAGGTCTATGACGACGAATGCGAGGGCGTGCTTGACTTGGCAGAGGTCAAGTTGATCGAGCAGGTCAAGAATGGCGAGCAGTGGGCGGTCAAATATATGCTATCGACCAAGGGCAAGAATCGCGGGTTTACTGAGCGCACAGAGATAAGCGGCGCCGACGGGAAGGACATCACGATTAACGTAAAGTACGGGAGCGAGTAATAATGGCAGCACGCGGTGGACATTGGATGAAAGGTGGGGCAGGCGGGGGCAGGGCGTTTGTGGCCGCCGCAAAGCAACAGGACATGTGGGCCATGTTCCCGGAAATGTCCGATGCCGAACGAGCGGCCGCGGCAAAGGGGAATTGGGCAATACCTGACTGGTCCGCTACGCCTGCGGGGCAGCGGATTGTAGCGAGCGGAGGCAGCCTTTCTTCTGAAGGTCGGGCAATGAGCGAGGTTCAGAGAATTGCGGGAGCGAGAATAGCGCAGGTTAGGCAAACGGCTGCTCAGATACCACGGCTTGAAAGCAGCGCCCGTCGCAACGCAGCCCGCAGGCTGGCGGCTGCTCGTAACAATATAGAGCGTATCCGCCAGTCTGTTGGGGGATCGTCTGTGCAAGAAGCTGCTTTAGTTCGGGCGATTCGTCAACGATACATCACGGAAACAAGGTAACAATGATCTTGGGATTATGCTGGCGGTGCTTCGGGTCTAAACGCATATCGGACTTGATCATAGGCGCGCTTGCGATCAGAGGGAAGCGAGAATTGACAGGTGCCACGAGTTTGTTTCCACTCGTAGAACGGACGCCCATCGGGATACCAGGCTGTAGTAGAGCGGACATACTGCCAGAGGCCACAGCCATCGCGACCTGTCTGATACCGGCGGGCAACGGGGTTATCCTCGAACATGCTCTGGGACGTAACAGAGAACTCCCAGCCATCGTGGTAGCGTTCCATTTTGATTTTCATTATCGGCAACCATCGCAGACGGGGGCGTTGTAGAAATCATGGCTAGTAGCAGGCTGACCGCAATAGTGGCAATACTCGACTGGTCTGCGCGATTTGTGTGTGGCTGCCGGTCGTGTTGCTGTGGAGAGCATGTCTCGGATCGCTCCGGCGGTGCTGGCTTTCTCAACCCAGATTTCTCCGGCGTTATCTTTGACCTGAGCGCCATTGTAGCGTCCCAAGCGGCGCGCGAGTTTGTCCAGCTCGGCATCGCTCTTGTTTGTCTCGACTGTGTATACCGTTTCGTTTTCGTCGTTCGTGATTCTGTACTGCATCTCGTGTCCTCCCGTGTGTTCTCTGTCTCAACTCTGAATACAGTGTAACATGGAAATGATGGAATGTCAAGGGGTATTTTGGATCTAACGGTTAGTCTCCACAAACCGCATGAAAAGCAGCTTAGTTTCAAGCGCAGCAGTGCGAAGCGCAAGGTTATCGTGGCCGGGCGACGTGGCGGCAAGACGACGGGCGTGGCCGACATAGCGGTTGAGGCGATGCTTGAGGATAGGCGCGTGCTTGAAGCGGCGCCAACCTCTGACCAGACTAACACATTCTGGGACGTATGCTGTGAAGCGATGCAAGAGCCCATTGACGCCAAGATATGCTACAAGAACGAAACGAATAGAGTGCTAGAGATGCCCAACGGCGGGCGCATACGCACAAAGACAGCCTGGGATGCGGACAGCTTGCGCGGTGACTATGCCGACCTTCTCATTCTTGACGAATACTCGCTGATGAACCCCGACACGTGGGATCAAGTGGGCGCGCCGATGCTCCTTGACAATGACGGCGACGCCATATTCATTTTCACGCCACAGCGACGCAACCATGCCTATGCGATGTACGCCAAAGCACAAGCTGATGATACGGGCCGCTGGGCCGCATGGCACTTTACCAGCTATGATAACCCGTATCTGAGTCAAGAGGCGCTGGCAGAGATCACGGCGGACATGACCGACGCGGCGTATCGCCAAGAGATTATGGCAGAGTTCCTTGAGGGTGAGGGCGCTGTATTCCGCAACATTGACGCTTGCATGACCGCGCCAGAGACGACGCCGGTCCAGCACAGAGGCCATGATCTAGTTGCAGGCGTTGACTGGGGCAAAAAGGGCGACTATACCGCCATCTCGGTCGGGTGCCGCCAGTGCAAGTGCGAGGTAGCGCGTGATAGGTTCAATCAGATTGACTATCACGTCCAGCGCGGGCGCCTCGTGGCCATCGCTCAACGCTGGGGGATCAAGGGGATGGTGCCAGAGGCAAACAGCATGGGAGAGCCTATCATCGATGAACTGAGCAGAGACGCGGACTTGCGGGATGTTCATATTATGCCGTTTCAGACGACGGCAACCAGCAAGCCGCCGATGATCGAATCTTTGGCCTTGGCGCTAGAGCGCGAAGAGATGCGCTGGCAGCCTGACCCGATATGGACGGCAGAACTAGAATCCTACGAGGTCAAGTATTCAGGGAACACCAACAGGCCGTCGTATAGCGCGCCAGCGGGGGTACATGACGACACAGTCATGGCAAGGGCGCTGATGCTACACGGACTATTGAGGCCGCTTGAGATCGAAACCGCACCGAGCCTATACCAGTGAGGCAAGATGATATATACCCCTAGTTCATTCGAGGCAGAGATGCTTGCCCAGCGCATGGTGGCCGAGCAGGG